ATATTTTCAAAAATAAAATACTTATTAAATAAAGAAGATGTCAACAAAATACATAGTAAATAACGTAACGGGACAAACAATAACGGGAGACCTAACAATCAATGGAAATGTAACTATAACAGGTACAACAAATACGAGACCCTATAAAGTATATACCGCTTTATTAACACAGAGTGGTGGTGATGGTAATGCGTTTATTGGTCCAGGTGAACTAACAATAGGTGTTACATATATGATAAATGACTCTTTTTTAGGTCAAGACTTTACAAATGTTGGAGCACCAAATAATGACGTAGGAACTTGGTTTGTCGCAACAGGCACAATCCCAAATAGTTGGGGTGTAGACCCAGAAAATAACCTTATATACTATCCAGGCGCTCCAGTAGTAACAGTATTAGAGAATACTATTGGGAATATTTGGTTTACTTATGCAGATATTGGTAATTATACAGTTAATTCTGATGGGTTATTTACATTAAATAAATCAATAGGTATATGTATGCCTAATCAGTATGTAGAAAGTGCTTCAGATTTATATAATTATCAAATATTTAACTCAGGAGTAAATGATTTTCAATTAAATTCTAGTTATAATTATGATGTTTCAGATAGTATATTTGGTATCTATAGTGAAAATTCAATAGAAATAAGAGTATATAACTAATGGAATTTTTTATAAAACAAAATAGTAACCTACCCATTTTAAAAATGGATGTAATTAGAGACGGAAGAACCGACTCATGGAAAGAATTTTATTCTGTTTTAGATAACGCGAATATCCGTTTTTCTATGAAAAGTGAAGACAACGGAATTCAAAAAATATTTATGCAACCGGCTTATTTAACAGAAAAAAATAGAACAAATCCTGATTCAGATAGAGAATATTATATCTATTACAAATGGTCTGCAAGAGACACAAATAAAAAAGGAAGATTCATCGGAGAATTTTCAATCATATTAGAAAACGGAGAGTTGATCGCACCAATAGTTTCAAATTTATATATCAACATTATTTGACATTTCACCATTTAACCATTATTTATTAAGAAAGGGAAATCACAATATTTTTTGTGAGTATAATAACCCAAATTTAAAAAATACAAATATGGTTCCACAAGAAGAAATTGAACGCTTTTTACATGGCGAAGACGAAGAAAAATATATCGTAGCTTTAGAATACGATTACAAATCAGATAAAATATTTAAAGTAATACAAGACCCAATCAAAGGTAAACTTTTGAGAATGGATACATTTATTCCGTTTGCGTGGGTTGGCGACCTTAGAAGTAAAAACTTTTACAAAGGTAATAAAGACTTTCAAAAAAAGGCGATGTCTGAAAACGGGATCATCATAGAAAAATTAGAAGATCACGGTGATGAAAGATTAAAAAACGGATTAACGTTCTTGGTTAAAACAACAAAATCATATTCAAATCTTGTAAACTTTTTTAAAGGTGGTGGGTTAGATCCGTGGGGTAGAGATAATTCTGATTCTATTACAATACTATCTCCCGTAGAACAATACTTAATCCAAAAAAGTAAAAGGTTATTCAAAGGGTTTGATGAATACGACGAAATCCACAGGTTTGTATTTGATATCGAGACCACAGGTTTAGATCCCAAGACAAGTAAAATGTTCTTGATTGGAATGAAAGACAACCGTGGATTTCTAAAATTATTATCGGCACAAAACGAAGATGAAGAACGACAAATGATTATTGAGTTCTTTAAAACTATAGACGAATTAAAACCTTCTCTTATTGGTGGGTATAACTCAGCGTTCTTTGACTTTCCGTTTATTTTAAAACGTGCGGAGATTTTAAAATTAAACATTAAAAAAATATCCAAAACTTTAAACCCCGACTACTCATTAAAACAAAAAGACGGCATTCTAAAATTGGCAAATGAGATGGAACCTTACGTTCAAACTCAAATGTGGGGTTATAACATCGTGGACATCGCACATGCAGTTCGTAGAGCACAAGCAATCAACTCTGACATTAAAAGTTGGTCTTTGAAGTATATTACCAAATTTATTGAGGCAGAAAAAGAAAACCGTGTTTATGTTGAGGGAGATAAAATCGGAAAGATTTATTTTGACAATGAGGACTATTGGATGAATAAAGAAAATGGTAACTATAAAAAGATAGGGATCAACGAAAAAATAGATGAAGTTTGTTCAAGAAGAACTGACGTATATGTGAAAACTAATGGTTCAAAAATTATTGAGGACTACCTTGATGATGACCTTTATGAGACTATGGTTGTTGACGAACAGTTCAACCAAGCAAACTTTTTACTTTCTAAATTGGTACCAACCACCTATGAACGACTCTCAACGATGGGTACCGCAACATTATGGAAAATGATTATGTGTGCATGGTCTTATAAAAACAATTTGGCACTACCTAAAAAGAAAGAGAAAAGAAAATTTACAGGAGGTCTTTCTCGTTTGGTTCAGGTTGGTTACTCAAGGAAGGTATTAAAACTTGACTACTCGTCACTATACCCCTCCATTCAGTTAGTTCACGACGTATTTCCTGCTTGTGATGTAACAGGAGCAATGAAAAGTATGTTAAAGTACTTTAGAGATACTCGTATAAAATATAAAAACTTAGCAAGTGAATTTAAAAAAACGGATCCGAAACTTTCAGTCTCATATGACAGAAAACAATTACCAATTAAAATCTTCATCAACGCATTCTTTGGATCATTATCTGCTCCACATGTATTCCCGTGGGGTGACATCGACATGGGAGAACAAATTACGTGTACCGGTAGACAGTACCTTAGACAGATGATTATGTATTTTATGAGTAGAGGTTATGTTCCTTTGGTTATGGATACGGATGGGGTCAACTTTGAGACTCCGATGGATAGGGAAAACTATACGTATGTAGGTAAAGGTCTTAATGGGTTAGTAAAAGAGGGTGAAACGTATACCGGTGCTGAAGCCGATGTTGCAGAATATAATGATCTATTTATGAGAAACGAGATGGGTCTTGATATTGATGGTGTATGGCCAGCAACTATTAACGTGGCTCGTAAGAACTATGCATTACTCACAGATAAAGGTAAAGTAAAACTTACGGGTAACTCAATTAAATCTAAAAAACTTCAAACGTATGTTGCTGAATTTTTAGATAAAGGGTTAAGAATGTTACTTGATGGTAAGGGTGGAGAGTTTTTAGATTTCTATTATGAGTATGTAAGTAAAATCTATAATAGAGAAATTCCATTAGCAAAGATTGCAAACAAGGCTCGTGTTAAACAATCAATAGATGATTATAAAGTGCATATAACAAAAACAACAAAGGCAGGAAGTTTAATGTCTCGTCAAGCACATATGGAACTTTTAATGAACGCAGGAAAAAAACCAGGTTTAGGTGATACCATCTATTACGTTAATAACGGTGTAAAAAAATCACACGGTGACGTTCAGAAAAAAACAACAAAGATGACTAAAAAACAAATAGAAGAATACACAAAAATTCACGGTGCAGTTCCTCCTGAAATGTTATCAAAAACTGAAGTTATTTTAAATTGTTATTTGATTGATGAAAAGGAGATTGAGAATAACCCTGATTTATTAGGTGATTATAACGTGTTAAGAGCATTGGCAGCATTTAATAAAAGAATTGAACCTTTACTCGTGGTATATAGTCCCGATATTAGAAAAGACATTTTAATTGAAAATCCAATAGACCAACCAATTTTTACCAAGTCACAAACAGAATTAGGTAGAGGTTACCCAATGAAAGAAAAAGATCAAGATAATTTAGATGAGGTTTTAACGTTATCTGATATGGAAATATCATTTTGGCAATCTGTAGGTATTGATCCATACTACATGTATATTGATGACACTATTAATCTTGTTGAGGAAGAAAGAGTTTTACATAATAGAAAACTAATGTTAGATAATAAAAATAATAAAGTTATAGACGGAGACGATATATATGAATTTGATGAAGATGGTGATTTAATGTCTTTAGTGTTTGACTAAGATCCCTTTAACCCGTCAGAAGATAATATATACCAACCACCGTTTACATATTTAAACTCAACACAAGACCCGTAACTTAAATCGACTTCATTAAATTCGTCATCAATAAGTTTATTGGATTTAACTATTGTGTTAGTTAACGATTTTATTACAACGTGGTCACTCGTATTTTCATTAAGGGTCACAGTACAATTAGTAATTCCTTTTGTTATTATTACATACTCACCATTAACTTCGTAAGTTGGGTTAGAGACAATTGCAGAATCCGATGTTTCTATTATATTTCCATTAATAATACGTTGTGAGGAGATTGATCTAAATACGGCCATAAAAAATTATATCACAGTATATGGACTTGTAAATGGTCTATACTTTAATGCTTTATTCATATTTTCGGCCATAGCCCCCTTTATTTCCCATTGTTTTTCCGGTCTTAGTCGTTCAAGTCTTGTTTTTAATTCTTCCCACAAGATTGTTTTTTCATCTTTTGCTTCGGTATTTAAACTTTGCCATTCTAATGTTAATTCACTATCAGGAGTTTTTAAATTACCACTATACTTACCTCTTACTTTTGCTAATGTTTCTTTACAGTATGCGGTAAACCATCTTCTTACCCAAGTTTGTGCTGGAGAATTTAACTCGTCCCATCTTATCTCATCTATCGGAACATCTGATGGTAATTTAACGACATCTGGATTTTTTTTCAAACAATCTTCTCTATCGAAAGTATCATAATACCAATACCACACTCTATATCCTTGATGTTTAATATTTCCAAAATCAAATTTACCTCCCGGTACATTCATTAAATGTAATGCCTTTTTACCTTCAGGTAGTGCGGTAACTCTATATGTTAATTCTCCTGTAATGATTCTTCGTTTAATATTGATGTCTTGCATTCTCAATAAGATGTCAAATGCTGGAGTTATATAATAATTTCCGGTTGTTCCCATTTGTGAGAATCCGGCACCACCACCTAAACCAATACCACCAAATCCACCAAATCCACCCATGAATGGATCGAAGTATGCCGCGTCTAATTCTGCTCTTGAAAACCATAACAATTCATTAAGTTCTCGTCCTGCAGGTATTTCATAAATTTGTTGGTTGTTTACTAAATCGATATAATCTTTTTTCAAAACGTAATCACCACCGGTTTGTAATCCCACAATTTTAGAGTATGAGTAAGTATATTGGGTTTCCCAATCTAAACTTCTTGTTGTGAATGCTCTTGTAACTGATTGCTCATCTAAATTTAAACCATATAAAGATGACCATTGAGATTCAATTAACCAATCGTTAACGTGTTGTGCGTAGTCTTGAATGGACAACTCCATTAAAGAATCCATCATTTCATCTTCTAATTCAACACCACGTAAAGGTGCCCCTAAAAGATTTCTAATCCTTTTATATAGTTTACTTCTTTCAGGTTCATTGATAATTGCTGTATTCATAAGATATATTTTTATATAAATATCTTATTATTTGGCTTTATTTTTATCTATCTGTGCGACATATTGGTCATTTACAAATTCCCAATTCACGACTCTCCAAAAGTTTTTTACGTATTTGTCTCTTTGATTTTTATATTTTAAGTAATATGCGTGTTCCCAAACATCTAAACCTAATAGTGGGTATCCCTTTATTTTTTCTGTATTCATTAAAGGGTTGTCTTGATTTGCGGTCGTTACAATTTTTAAAGTGTTAGATTTAGTTAACACCAACCAAACCCATCCAGACCCGAACCTACTTTTTGCCTCCTCCTCAAATTTTTCTTTAAACTTTTCGTATGAACCAAAAGTCTTTTCAATTTTTGATTTTATCGGATCTTTAATTTCTTGTTTTTTTGGTGATAACATTTTCCAAAAAAGTGCATGATTAAACGCACCACCACCATTATTTTTTACAACCGTATTATACTTAGATATTTTTTTTATAATTTCTTCAATATCTAAATCAGGACCTTTTATTTTTTCTAACTCAACATTTAATTTATCAACATATCCTTTGTAATGTTTGTTATAGTGAGTCTTCATCGTTTCACTATCAATAAAAGTTTCTAAATCGTCAAAATTATATTGTAATTTATCGATAGATATTTTTTTTATCTCTGAAATTATTTGTTTATTAATAAATGGATCAACATTAATCTTACTTTCCAGTAAATAAATTTTTTTGTTAAAAAAGTTTAAACTCATGTAATATAAATATCACCTCTTATGAGAAATTAAATTTAACATTTCTTCAATAGTAGATGCGTCTTCCATCATGTCATCACCCATAACAGTTGATATGATTTTTTTCTTTCTATTGAGGATGTCATATATCGCCCCTTCTATTGTATTTTCAAATAATGGGTAATAAACTGAGGTTGAATTTTTTTGTCCTATTCTATGCGATCTATCTTCTGCTTGTGCGTGTTCTGCAGGAACAAAAGATAAATCATTCATGATTACGGCTTCTGCGGAGGTTAAAGTAATACCGACACCTGCAGCCTTTAAGTTGCCAACAAATACTTTAATTTTTTCATTTTCTTGAAAATCATCCACAGCTTTTTGTCGATGAGGTTTTGAACAAGAACCATCTAAATAAACCGCTTGTTTTCCAAAATGCTCATAAATGGTTCGTAACGTATCTGTAAAATTTGTAAATATGATTACTTTTTTTCCTTGTTCAATAATGTTTTCGGCTAACTCGATAGTATTTTTTACTTTTTCTTCGGCAATTACCTTTCTTACTTTCATTAATTTACCAAACTGAATTGTTAAAGATGATGACTCTTCGGAATTATTATCATACCAATTAAAGTATTCACCCATTAATTCTTCGTAATCTTTAGATTTTAATCTTAAATAAACAGGAGTAATAATTTTATCAGGCAAATCTAAAACCTCATCTTTCAATCTTCTTAAAATATGTGATTGTGTCCGCTCTCTTAATTCATCTAAGTTAGATGCCCCTGTTACGTTCCATATTTTTCTTTTACCAACACTAAATTGAAATCCGTTACAGTATCTTCTTGCGTAAGCCATCCAATTTGCAGCAACAGGACTTTCAACTAAACTTAAAAGATTATAATAATTCATTGGTCTTGAGGTCATTGGGGTTCCTGTTAATAACCAAACTCTTTCAACGTTACCACATAAATCATTAACAATTTTTGTTCTTTGTGCTTGTGGATTTGAGATCATATGTGCCTCATCCATGATAACTAAATCAAAATTAGAATTTAAAATTATGGAGTCGTCTTTCTTTTTTGGGTCATGAAAGTTTTTTAATATATCGTAGTTGATAATAACAAAATCAGATTCAGTTGAAAATTTTTTACCTTCCGAAATATAAACAGATCTATCTGAATAATTTTCAATTTCACGTTGCCAATTTATCTTTAATGATGCTGGACAAACTATTAATATTTTTTTTGCTCCCGTTTCAAGTGCGGATATTATCGTTGATGTAGTTTTACCAAGTCCCATATCATCAGCCAAAATAAACTTTTTATTTCTAACAAGTTTTTAATAAGTGCAGTTTTTGGAATCCAAAAATCATGTATAGTTTCGCCGCTAAATATTTTACCCCATATATGATATGATTTGTCTTTTTCTACCAAAAGTTTTTCAACATATACTTCCGTTGGTTCTTTTGTGTACATCTTATCTTCCATCATTTTTTTTCCAAAATATGAATCTAATTTGACCCATTTTTTTGCCACCTTTGGTGTTCGTCCGTGAAAATTTATAATGTATTCGGCCTGTGATCTTGTGGGGGTAAATGATTTACTATTTTGTTTTTTGTGTTTTAACGCCAAGATATAGTTATTTGACCCTTCATATTCTTCTAACAATTGAACGGCTCTTGTTTCGGGAGTTTTTGAAATTAGTTCTTCCATTATATTATAAATAAAAATAGTAAATTATACAAAAAAATCAATTTTTTTTTTTAACAATATATTTATATGTAAAAATAAAAATAAAAAAATATAAATATGAGATCAATAAGATTAACTGAAAGCGATTTAACAAGAATAATAAGACGAGTTATTAAAGAGGACGAAACTGAAGGTTGTAAAAAACCAACAACATCTGGAAGACCTGATTGTAAGGATGTGGAAAAGGCTAAAACGATAGGTGGTAAAATAATATCAATTGATGATAGCGTTTTTATGATGTATAAAGATGAAGGTAATTGCCCTACTTATTGTAAATTTAGTGAAAGTACGACATATAAAATAGCATAAAAATGATTTTATCCGAAATTAATAAAATTAAATACCTTTTTGGTTATAAAAGGGGAGTTATAATTTCAGAACAGTCTAATATTGAAAACCCCGTATATTATGAAAAATGTGAGGGGGGACATGGTTTGGTTGACCCATCTAGTTTTGAAGACTACGGTTTTGATGAAAATAATAATGTTATTATAAAATTTATTTCTGAACCTAAAATTGACTACGATAATGGTAATAGTAAAAGTATAGGAACTTGCCTAGGTGGGGATATTCCATTAAAGGATAGGTGTTTTAATATCTTAACTTACCAAGAAAAAAAATTTGTAACTTATGAGATGGATTGTGAGACAAAAAAAGAAAAATATTAATTTTTTTTTATATCTTTGTCGTATATACAATCCAAAAACATGAAAAATCTTATTTTAATTTTATTTTTATTTTTTAATTTATTAAATTTACACTCACAAATTAATATAATTTTACAACCTAAAGAACTTGAGGTTATAGAATATAACGAAACCAAAAATACTAAATTAAAAAAAAATATAGATACTTCATTTATTATTGAAATAAATGATAAGGATGTAATTTTTTCGACTAGTTATCCTAAAAATTCTTATGTTATTTATAAAATAATTGAGGAAGTTTATAACGACGAAAAAATTAAGATACTAAAATGTGAAACAAAACAAAAGTCAGTATTAAGTATTTGCTATTATGACGATACAAAAGAAAATAATTGCATATGGTTAAGTGTAAATTTTAAAGACATTGATTTTAACTATAAAATATTTGAATAATTTTAAAAAAGTATTTTTATTCTCGTCCCCATTTCTAAAGAGTGGGGTTTTTTGTTTTAATAGTATTTATATATATGACACAAAAAAAAATACCAATTACAAGATTAAATAAATTTTTTTCTGAAGAAGATTTCAATTTAGAAATTGAAATGGGTATGGAATGGCAAATGGGTGACATGAATTTCACCGTTGTTTTATATAGAGTTGATAGACAAAGAACAAATAATGATGACGTTTATGGTGAAGCCATGAGTGAGGGGATTCAATTTTTATCGCCTATCGAGGTAAAAGGATTAGTTAAAATTGATGCTCCAACCAATTCAGATTATGGTTCGTCTAAACTTTCTCAACTTGAACCGGGCAACATGACTTTTAGTGTATATCAATCACAGTTGGATCAATTGGCTATTGAAATATCTTTAGGTGATTATTTGGCATATTATGAAACTGAAGATAGGGTGAGGTATTATTCGGTGGTAAATGACGGTAGGGTCACATCAGATATGAAACACACATACGGTGGATATAAAAAATATTATAGAACAATAATTGCATCTCCTGTAACTAACGACGAATTTAACGGTTTATAAAAATGGCATTACCAAAACAAAACAAAAAATACCTTTCACTAGTACCAAATAAATTTGGAAAAGAAAGAAGACAAGAAATGTTGGATGATATTACGGATGGCGGAACTTTTCTACCAAAAGGAGTATTACATGCCGACATGGATAAAGGTGTGTTAGATTTTGTTAAAAATGATTTAAAATTAGTGGTTGATGGTAAAACGGTCCCTACTGTCGATAAAATAATTACAACACAAAGTTGGACTCAATTTACAGAGACTTGGGAGTTTCAAGATTTAGATAAAAACGTTTCTTTACCGTTTATTATAACTGTAAGACAACCCGAAGTTAAATACGGTAAAATTAATAATGGTGCTTATAATATACCTGAGAGATTAAGATTTTTTTATTATACGGTTCCTACTTGGGATGGGCAAAGAAAAGGTGCTGACGTATATAAAATACCTCAACCGGTTCCTGTTGATATTACCTACACAGTTAAGATTTTTTGTAATAGAATGAGGGAGGTAAATGAGTTCAACAAAATAATGATGCAAAAATTTACCTCTAAACAAGCGTATACACAAATAAAAGGTCACTTTATGCAAATGACTTTAGAAGACCCAACCGATGAATCTGCTAAAGAAATAGAAAAAAGAAAGTATTATATTCAAAGTTATAAGATCACATTGAAGGGTATGTTGATAGATGAAGAAGAATTTCAAGTGTCACCAGCAATTACAAGACAAGTTACACTATTTGAGTTTGATACTAAAAAAAGAGGTCGTAAAGTTGAAATAGAACCAGCAAGACCTGACAGTTTTGATTTAGATTTATTATTTGTTTCGGGAGTTACCCAATTGAATGAAGTTTTTAGATATACGGCAGATATAACAATTAATGAAACAACTAATTTAGTAAATTGTTATCAAACCACTTATTCGTCAATAACAAATAATACTTTGACTTATATTAATTGTAGTGGCACAACAACCACAGTATCAACAAGTATTGGTGGTTCAGGTAATATTTGTGTTAAATCTTCAACTTCACCATCTTTTAGTAATACGACTGGAGGTACATTTAGTGAAGGTGTTTCTTGTGCTTCAAGTTATTCAGTTTTTATTAATAATAATTATTTAGGGGACAATGTTTCAACAATACAAATTAATGATGGTGAAACCCTAAAGGTAATTGTATATAAAGATGACATAACACAGAACTCAATTATAAAAACTAAAGCGGTTTTAGTTTAATTATTCTCCGTAAATATCTTTTTCTTTAGTGCAGGTTTTTATGATTAAATTTTCTAAAAATTTATAAAGTTTAAACCCATTCTCTTCGCAATACTTTTTTAGTAATAAATGTGTTTCTTCTGAAATCTTTATATTTTTTATTTTTTTCATATAAATAAATATTTTAATAGGCAGAAAAAAAGGAGAATTTTTTCATACTATCATCTATTTATTATTTTTAAGGTCAGTTTTTTGCTTAGAATTAATGTATTTATATATAAAAATAAATCTTTAATTAAACTAAAAAAATGGCATCTACTACAAAAGTATTCGTTTCTCCGGGAGTTTATACCTCAGAAAGAGACTTAACTTTCGTTGCTCAAAGTGTTGGTGTAACCACGTTAGGTTTAGCTGGTGAGACTCTACAGGGTCCAGCGTTTGAACCTATCTTTATTACTAACTTCGACGAGTATCAAGTTTATTTCGGTGGCACAAGCCCAGAGAAATACGTAAACACACAAATCCCTAAATATGAAACTTCGTATATCGCAAAATCATATTTACAACAATCAAATCAATTATTTGTAACAAGAATATTAGGTTTATCAGGTTATGACGCAGGACCATCTTGGTCGGTTGTTACTATTGGTAACGTGGATAGTTCAACTATCGGAGTATCAGGTTCATCACCAACAGCAGTAGGATATGTATATTTTACAGGTACCACAGGTGCTAGTACAAATATAACAATACTACCTTCATTACCATCATTAATATCTGCAGATTTTTACAATCAATACACAACCGCAAATGGTGATAGTTCAAGTCTATACTTAGATTTTCAAAATTATATCTCAGCTCAGGTTGGTTTATTCTCAATCGCATCACCAACATCAGGAAAAACCTCTTATTTTTGGGGATCGGTTAATTCCGCAACATACAGTGCCGTTACAGGGTCACCTTTTAATACTACTGCAGTTACTGAAACATTTGGTGTTGATAATGTTATTTTTGCAAATAATGATTTAAGTTCATATTTAAACGATCCTTGGTATTATGCATTGTTTGACTATTCAAAATCACAAAGTGTTGGTAGTTACAATGGGTATGGTTTCGGAGCATCTTTAAATTCAATATCTGCAATAACTTCAGGATTTTCTGGTTCTGTGGCAGTTTATGGGACTGTTTATTCAGGAACACCATACAGTGAATACGATGATTTAATTGTTGCAACATTAAGATCAAGAGGTATTACAAATTATTCTAGTACTCAACACGGACCTGATTTTCAAGTTAGTGCAACAACAGGTGTGAATATAATAACAACAGGATCATATTCAGGAGTCGCTCTTAATCCTTTTGAAACATTTGCAATTTCAGGCATCACAAATGACGGAGACACATTTAATTTTGAAACGTCATTATCTTCAACAGACTCACAATACATATCTAAAGTATTTGGTAGAAGTAATTTTGGTAAAGATAGAAACGAAGTTCCTTTATTTGTTGAGGAAGTTTATTCAAGTTTATTACTTAATGGTTATAGAAACGGTAAAATTAGAGGTATCTACAATACATTGATTGATCTTCCTGGTGTTACAGACGATTCAAATATTCAAGATTACAGTGATTCAATCGCATTTTACTTAGAACAATACCAAACACCAGAAACACCATATATCGTTTCAGAATTAAGAGGTAATAAAGTTTTTAAATTATTTAAATTCAAACTTATTTCTGACGGTAATGCAGCAAACAGATTGGTTAAGATGTCAATTGGTAACATTTCATTCTCAAATAGAACTTTCGATGTATTCATTAGAGATTTCTATGATAATGATCAAAACGTAAGGGTTGTGGAGAGTTTTACAAACTGCTCAATGGATCCAAACCAAAATAACTACGTTGCAAATAAGATTGGAACATCTAATGGTGAGTATGAAGTGAGATCTAAATATGTGATGTTAGATATGAGTGACGAGGCACCAACAGACGCACTTGCTTGTGGTTTTGAAGGTTATATTTCAAGAGAGTATGCTAACTCGACACCACCATTTGTTATCTACAAAACTAAATACTTACAGGCAGGTGAAGTAATATATAACCCTCCTTTTGGGTCGTCTTCAGGTGGAGACAATCCTGTTATTTCTAACGGCGAAAATCCAAGAAAGGCATATTTAGGTATATCAAATATTACCGGAATCGATTACGATTTCTTCGAATACAAAGGAAAACAAATTCCAGCAAACTTAGCTACCGACACAGTAGGTCTTGGTTGGGGTTATAAAACAAAAGGTTTCCACATGGATAGTGGGGCAACTGTTGTTACAATGTATAATGTATTAACATCAGCATACACACAAGCGTTTGAAGTTGGTGCGGGGTCGTTTAATAGTGAACCTTTAGATTCTGATAATCCATATTTCAGATTAAATACTCGTAAATTTACAGTATTGGCTTACGGTGGGTTTGACGGATGGGATATCTACAGAGAATACAGAACTAACGGTGACTCATACGCATTAGGACAATCAGGATTTAAATATGGTGCGGCGTCATCAGTAAGTTTCCCAACAGCATCAGGATGGGGAGCATTCAAACAAATCTCAGGACCAAACCAAGAGACTTGGGCAAATACTGACTACTACGCTTACAAATGGGGACAAGCAACATTCGCAAACCCTGAATCGGTTAATATCAATGTATTTACAACACCGGGTATTGATTATGTAAATAACTCAAACTTAGTTGAAGATGCTATTGATATGGTTGAAACGGACAGAGCAGATTCAATCTACATTTGTACAACACCTGACTTTAACTTATTCTTACCAACTTACCAAGATATTGAGGAAGGTTTAATCTATCCTCAAGAAGTTGTAGATAACTTAGAAAATACAGGTATTGATTCTAACTACACCGCAACTTACTACCCATGGGTATTAACAAGAGATACGGTTAATAATACACAAATCTATATACCTGTAACTGCAGAGGTCGTTAAAAACTTAGCATTAACAGATAACATTGCCTTCCCTTGGTTCGCATCTGCGGGTTACACAAGAGGTTTAGTAAACTCAATTAGAGCTCGTAAAAAGTTAACTCAAGAAGATAGAGACACACTTTATAAAGGTAGAGTTAACCCAATTGCAACATTCTCAGACGTAGGTACCGTAATTTGGGGTAACAAAACTTTACAAGTTAGAGAATCTGCACTTGATAGAATCAACGTAAGAAGATTGTTATTACAAGCACGTAAATTGATTTCAGCGGTAGCGGTAAGATTATTGTTTGAACAAAATGATGATAAAGTTAGACAACAATTCTTAGACTCAGTTAACCCTATATTAGATGGAATCAGAAGAGATAGAGGTTTGATTGACTTTAGAGTTACCGTTTCTAACACACCTGAAGATTTAGATTCAAACACCCTTACAGGTAAAATCTTCTTGAAACCAACAAGAGCGTTAGAATACATTGACATCGAGTTTGTTATCACACCAACAGGAGCATCTTTTGATGACGTATAATAAAAAATAAAATTAATGGGGAGTAGAAATATTCCCCATTATATATTTATAATAAAAAGAATCATGAAAATTAAAAAAAAACTAATTAAAGAAACTGTTGGTAATGACTTATCAACTTATAAAACATATTCACAAAAAAAACAAAACATAATTATAACTGAAAGTCAATTAGAAAAAATTTTAGAAATAATTAACAAAAAATGAATATAAAGAAACACATATACAGTTATTTAAACAAACGTAAATTAAATGAGGGTTTTGACGAGGAAGGAAACCCTGATACAAAATATTATGCGTTTGATTGGGATGATAACATTGTTTTTATGCCAACACAAATTATGGTGATGACTGAAAATGAAGAAGAGGTTGGAATGTCCACTGAAGATTTTGCCGAACACAGACACGAATTGGGGGTTGATCCTTTTAATTATAAGGGAACTACCGTTGTTGGTTACGCACCTAATCCATTTAGAAACTTCAGATTAGAAGGTGATAAAAGATTTATTATAGACTCAATGGTTGCATCACCCGGTCCTTCATGGAACGACTTTGTGGAATGTATTAATGGTGGGTCAATATTTGCAATCATTACAGCAAGAGGTCACAATCCTGAAACACTAAAAGAAGCAACATATAATTATATTGTTTCTAATCACAACGGTATTAATAAGAATACATTAGTAGAGAATTTAAAAAAATATAGAAACTTTAGTGCTGATGAAAAATTAGAAGAAGGGTTTGATTTAAATTTCACAGATAAAGATTTAATAGATGAATATTTGGATCTATGTAGGTTTCATCCTGTAACATTTGGGGAAGGAAGTGCTGCGAACCCTGAAGAAGGTAAAATCAAAGCTATGAGGTCTTTTATAACCTACTGTAAAGAATTGGCTAAAGAAATTGGTGAAAAAGCATTTTTCAAAAACGACGTAACCAATCAAGAAACAGTACCTTCTATTGGATTTTCAGATGATGATTTAAAGAATGTAGAAAAAATGAAAGAATTTTTATCTAGTGAATATGAAGAAAATCCAGTAAAAACATATTTAACTAAAGGAAATATTAAAAAAGAATATTAAAACCGGATTTCTAGAAAGATATTTTCAAAATGAAAAAAAGTAAATAGAAAAAAAATAAACAACACAATATTTATATAATAAATAAAACAATTAAAAAAGAGAAAACATGGCTGATTTACTAATGAAAATGCCTTTTCAATATGAACCTAAAAGAAAAAATAGGTTTATATTAACTTTTCCATCATCTTTGGGTATCAATTCTTGGTATGTTGAAAGTGCGTCAAGACCATCAATAGATATTGGAAAAAAAGAAATTAAATTCTTAAACACTGAAACATATGTATCAGGATCATTCAAATGGGGTGAGATTACAGTTAAATTAAGAGATCCAATCGGACCTTCAGCATCTCAAGCCGTTATGGAATGGGTAAGGTTACATGCAGAATCTGTAACAGGACGTATGGGTTATGCTGCGGGTTATAAAAAAGACGTTGATTTGGAAATGTTAGACCCAACAGGTGTGGCGGTTGAAAAATGGATTCTTCAAGGGTGTATTATAACTAAAGTTAACTTTGGTGATGTTGGATATGGTGGTGACGATTTGGCGATGGTAGACATGACATTACAACCTGATAGATGTATATTAGTTTACTAATTAAAAATAAAATATATTTTACTAACCCATCTTTATAAGGTGGGTTTTTTATTTACATAAAATGAATGTCAAGTATATTTAAAATAAAAAATTATGGATCAATCATTAGAATACGGACAAATGAGTTTTAACCTACCCCATGACGTTGTTAAGTTACCTTCCAAAGGAATATTTTACACACCAAAAAAAGAATCTGTTAAAGTTGGTTATTTAACTGCAAGTGATGAAAATCTTTTAATGTCACAAAATAGTTCTAAAGACGGTATTGTTAATACTCTATTAAAAAATAAAATTTATGAACCTGGATTTAATATAGAACAATTAATAACTGTTGATGTTCAGGCAATATTATTATTTTTAAGAAACACAGCTTTTGGACCTGAATATAATTTTAGTGTTATAGACCCAAGAACCGATAAGTATTTTGATGTAACATTAATTTTAGATGAGGTATCATACTTACCTATGAATCATACACCAGACAATGAAGGTTTATTTACTTATACTTTACCAAAATCACAAAAAATAGTTAAATTTAAATTAATTAATGTTGGAGAAGAAAAAAAAATAGACTCTTTATTGGAAAATTACCCAAAAGGTATGGTGGTTCCAATTATCACTAAACGACTTGAAACTCAAATCGTCGAGTTAGATGGTAGTAGAGACAAAGGAGTTATTGCTACATTTATTAATAATATGCCTATTTCAGATTCTAAAGAACTTAGAAAATTCATAAACGAATGTGAACCAAAAATGGATTTACAAAGAAAAGTAATCGCCCCGTCTGGAGAAGAAGTGACAGTTAATGTCTCTTTTGGGGTGGAATTTTTTCGCCCTTTCTTCTGAATTTAAACAACAATTATTAGACGAAATATATTATTTAGTAAAGTTTGGTAATTTTTCTTATTCTGATCTTATGTCTATGCCTGTTTATGAAAGAAAATTCTTTATGAACAAGTTATATAAAGAATATGAAAAAAAGGACGAATAACTATTTATATAATAAAAAACTATGATGATGTGGTGGTTAACAACTACAGGTCCTGGATCTGAATGGGATCAAAAGGGTGAGACTATTAAGTCTATGTTTGATTCTATTGGGGGAGCTTTAGATAAGCTACAAGACCCTAATACAACCATGAGGGCACTTACCGAAATGGAAGATGGTGCTAGGTCTTTACAAAAAACCATGTCTAGTGGGATGGTATTTGAATCTGGTAAATTTAGAGAAGAACTTTTCAAATCATACAAAGAGGTCCTAAAAATGGGAGGGACTTTTGAAGATGTCACAAAGGCCGTAAAGGGGTTTTCGGACGGAATGGGAAAAATTGTTTTCATGACTTCCGACACCACACAATTTGGTGAAACTTTTTCTGAAAGTTTAGTTGCGATGTCAAAAACAACCGAATTAACTACGGATGCTTTAGGTGGGATGGTTTCGGAATTTATGAGACTTGAGGGATCCCAAATCAAAAGTGTTGAAACTATGCAAAAATTAGCAAAAACCGCTCGTATGTCGGGGGTTGATAGTGGAAAACTTTTGGAAGAAGTTAAAGGATCTATTGGTAAAATAGATAGTTACGGATTTAAAAATGGTGTTGAGGGGTTAACTAAAATGGCGATACAGGCTAAACAACTTAGAACTAGTGTTGATGATATAGGTGCTCTCGGTAAGGCTCAAGATTTTTGGGATCCTGAAAAGGCTATTGAAACTGCTGCCAATTTACAAATGCTTGGAGGTGCGATCGGTGATTTAGGAAACCCATTTAAACTTATGAATATGGGTATGAATGACGTTGAAGAACTACAAAATCAAATGGTTGATTTGGCTGCGAACGCATTTAAAATAGACGAAAAAACGGGTGAAATAGACATAAGCAACACCTCAAAAATGAGACTAAAAGAACAAGCCGGTTTTTTTAATAAATCATTAGAAGACTATACCAAAATAGGTAGGGAAGCCTTTAAAGCTAAACAAGTTATAAATGAAATGGCTGGCACAGGTCTTGCCGATATACCAAAAGATCAAAAAGCATTATTAGCATCACTTACCGAATTTAAAGGTGGTAAAATGTCAATAGACATTCCCGGTTTAAAAACAGATGATTTAGCTACTGAAATGGAAAAATATCCAGATAGAATTCAGGGGGCTCTTGAAGATTACCAAAAAAAGGCTGCGTTATCTGATAAAGATTTGGCGGTTCAAGGACTAACCCTTCAAGATAAACTAACCTCAGACGCAAGAATCATTAGAGACACACTTTTAATGAGACTTGGAGATACCCAAAGGCAAGACATTATAAATCAATTTAGAGAAGGTATTGATATTGTTGGTGAAAACGTTAAGGGAGGTGTAACACAGGCGGCAAATATTGCCGCAGAAGGACTAAAAAATATTAAAGATAGAGCGGGGACATCGGGAGGAGGTAAAATATCTCAAGAAGAAGAACTAAAACTTAAAGAAGAAAACGCTAAAAAAGACAAAGATAAGATGAATAGAACAACCATAAATAGTCCAAGTACAAGCGTAAATACCGAAAAAGTTATAGTGAACAATAAAGGTGGTTCAAACTCTGAAGATGGGACAAAACCGGTAAAATCAGATGCTGCTTTTTCAACAGGAAACAAAGTTTTAAGTTTAGGTAAAGGTGAGATGTTTAATTTTATAAAAGATGATGAAGCGGTATTTGCGCCAAATTTATTAAAAAATTTAGACATACTTAAAAAAACGTATGAGGATTCTTTTAAAATTAAAAATACTTTTGGTAGTAGTCAAAATTTTTCAAACATTAAAGAAATGTCTACCGCACAAACCACAAAAACCGAATCAACCCAAAAAATTG